ACCGTCGTAATCAGAGGTTGATTGAGTAGCTAAAATCCATCGTGCTACAGTTCCAGCAGGTCCAATTGGTATAGCACTAATATCTACAGCAAATCCACCAGGAGCTGAATACTCCGTGAAACTATCGGGTCCCGGTTTTGTAATAAAGCCAGAGCTAGTTTCAAATGCAATTGCAAATAAGTGTGTTCCGACTTCAATATCTCCTGCACTTGCAGAAGTAGCCACACCAAGCGTAAATCCTGTTGGTGGCGAACCAGCAGCAAATCTAATTGTCCCAGGACCAGCGCCTTCGTATACATATAAATTTACACCACTTAATCCAGCCGTTCGATTATGGAAAGTAATGTAAGCACGGTTATAGTAATTAACCATGCTAAAGTCTACGTATAGAGCGTTACTTACTATAGGAGTAGCAGGGTAAAGTGAGTCGTATAAATCACCTCCGGTGGTAAGATATAAATACCGAGGTGTCTCATTTAATCTCTTATAGATTGCTATTCTTCTTATGTTAGCTTTTGTTAAATCCTTAACCAAACCGGGACGGGTGATAACTTCATTCTGTTGAAAATCTAAGTTTAAACAGTCAATGAAATATCCAGGAGGGACGGAATCAACCGTCCCCCTGGAATATAAACCTTTCCACTGTTTAATGTTGGTAGGAGTATGATTAACTAAATCAAGTTTAGTCATTAGGTTCCGCTCGATGTAATCCGTCTGAACACCAAAGTCCAGTCATTCTATGAACCCAATACTTAAACTTATCGATGTAATTAATCTCTCCACCACACCACTTGCAAGTCATTACTTGAGACTCTCAAAAATAGCATGGAAGTGAATCGTATCGCCACTAACAGCAGCAGGAATAGCTGATGCAGCTAATTCAGCTAATGCAGCAGCAGCTTGAGCATCACCAGCAAATGTAGCAGTAGTTGCAGCAATACCAAATGTAGCTTGTGGAATAGTTCTAGTAGTTGCCGCAGCCTTTGTTAATGCACCAGAGTTAGAATCTGCTGTAATACCAATAGCAGTTCCGGCCGAACCACCAAGAACTGTAACAGCACCATCTGTAACTGTAATAGTTCCAGTAGGTGTAACAGCAGCAGCTGATCTAATTAAAAGCTTCTTATTAGTATAATCCCACTCATACTTATAACCAGCTTTACCATGAGCATCTAACCAAATAGGCTGAGAACTAATACCAGGTAAAGGCAATCCAAGTCCAGCCCCATCAACTAATGTCGTTAGTGGATCTAAAGTAATACCACCAGTAACATAAACTGACGGAGATGCATTAATTGCTAGGGTTCCAACAACATGAACCATTCTTCCATCAAACCAAACCTTACTAGATGTTGGTGTTGCTACAGCATTAGCCATTACACAACTCTCCTTCGAGGTAATCTAAATGGTTGCCTACGAACTCTATCACCCTGTTTATTTTTATTAAGGATTTGCATTAACAGGGTATCATACTTAACCGTGTCTTTATTAATCATGGCCGCTTTTACTGGATTCTCACCAATACTATTAGCAGCATATTCAGCAGTCCTATGAGCTAACCAATTAAACGACCTATAAATCTCAGCAGGACTATTGTTAGCGGTTATTGATGTAATCACACGGTAGTAACGAACTCTAACAGTTTTTTCTTCTGTAGCTCCAAGAAACTTAATCTCAGTTCCAGTCCACTGCCAAACTCCTAAGTTAGTGCTTGGCGTTTCAGTAGGCAACCAGTTTCTTTCAATTATAGGAGTAAAATTGTTATCATCATCCCCAACCCTCTTTTCAAATAATTCAATAGGGACAATCATATCATCAGGTGGAACGTCAGGCGTTGTATCTCCAGCGTCGATATCTAAATCAGATACTCCAGTTGACTTAAGATTCTGCATTCCTCCAACAATAAGCTTGTCACACAACTCGTCGTTAACTATCTTTAATATAGGTAACAACGTCGAGTTGGTATAGAGACTAGCTCCCTGATCGTTAAGAGCTACTCTAGCCCTATCCATTATATCTGAAGCAAGAACTGGAGTCATTTTCTTCCTTAAGCAAAGCTAGCTTTATTTTTCTCGTATTCAATCTTATTAATAATAAACTTACATGTGCCACAAATAATGGCATCCCTAGAAACTGAAGTCTTACACATCGGGCATTCAATCATTCCAGCAGAATTATCATATTCCATTAACCACTGACGATCAGTAATTCCTAGAACCTTAGCAGCATAACGCTGGTGAGAAGTAATTAGCTCAGAACGATGATACTGTTCCCAATCACTATCAGCAGCCTTAGCTAAATTAACGAACCAATTACGTTGTGTAGTTCTTAGAGTTTCAATCTCAGCCTTAAATTTAGCCTTAGCTTCAAGAGCACTAACTTTACCAGGAACCCACATCATACCAGGCTTAGCATCTTCACCAGCAAGAACATGAGAATTTGAAAAGTCATTAACAATTGACTTAGCAATGTCATCAGCAATTACAGGAACCTTCATCGACCTGTCGGTGCCGACTAAACGTTCATTAAACGAGGAAGAATGAACATGATAAACTATAATATCATTCTCAGGAGCAGCAGGAATATGGTATCTACCACCAATAATTCCTGGCTTTACTTCAGTTACCGAAAATGGGAATACGGAAATGATTGTGCAAACATCACTCATTTTTTATCTCCACCATAGACTTGAACGTTGGTAATTCTTTAACTGGTTCTGGAGCGTCGATTATTCCTAGAATCTTATCCGACTCTACCTGCATTTCTTTTTCTTCTTCCTTCTTCCAATCTTCCTCTGACTTAACAACAGGCTTATTGTTAGCCATGAATTCAAATCGTGTTACTAAATATTCAACGGCACGCCATGTAAGTGGTAACGAATCTTTATTATCTTTATCAAGAAAAGTCATTAATGGTTCATAAGTAAACTTTTCATCAATCAAATCAGGTCGGTTATTAGGCTCAGCACGCTCAAGTATCCAACAAGGTGGAATATACCAATACTTACAAATCTCTCGGACACCAAATTCACGCCTGATAAAAATACCAGATTCCGTATAAAGGTTATAATCACCTTTACGCTTTTCGGTCTCTTTATCAGACCTAACAACTCGATATTTAGGAACATCCAATTGTGGATGTAATCCATATTTCTCTCTAAGTCGAGTGTTAATATTTGTCGGAGTGTCCATTTTTAATTTGGGTGGGAGATTATTAGTCCCCCACCCATCCTATCTTACGTCATGCAAGGATACCACTTAGCTAAATCAGGACAGAAATAAAGTGTAACCACTTCATACTGTGCCATAGACTTAGTAAGTGCAACTGCGTAGTAGCCGGTTGCGGGAGATCCACCACTCACGAAATCAGGCGGTGAAGCTCCATCAAATAAAAAGTCCATCGGTCCACAGAAATCAGGAAACGGTGGCTTAATATTTGCTATGTCAGTCGTTCCACTAATTCTAACACATCGGCCAGAAGTAACTGCTGACAGATCGATAGAAGTAGCAGAAGCGATGATAGGAATAGGACTAGGATTCTCTTTAGTCCCAGGATATTGAAAACGCTGCCAAGTTTCAGGTGTGCCCATATGATTATTTTCCTTTTAATTAAAAATTAATAACCAGTGGGCACAGCTAAATTATCGATGTATGACATCGACGGTGGACAATCATTGAAAAGATTCCACGAAGCAACGATGTAAAATACCTGAGATGTAACAACACCGCCAGACGGTCCACGAATCTCAAATATCTTACGACCATCAACTTCATAGAAACCAATCGGCTGTAATTCAGCTCGGCCCCAATGATCCATCGTAAGGAAGTCAACTCGTGTTCTATCCCAAACATAAGACTTCTGTGCTGGAGCACCAGCTAAAGTCATCTTATCCGAGAAGAACAGATTTAAACCTTCCTCTGCATTAGTCTTATCAATACGGCTAATAGTCTGTCCAGCCGCTTCATAAGCCTGCATTTGAGCAGGATGCATCCACGCCTTTAACGGAGCATTTGCATCATTATCTTCACCAATTCGATCGCCAATTGCATTAATTGCACGGCGAGCAAATGATGGAGCTAAAGACGCTGAACTCGCATTAACTCGATTGCTAAGAACTTCAGGCGTCGAGGAACGAGTAAATCCAAGCCAGCTTCCACTGGTAGAATTACTATTGTGATAAGGAACACCAAATAAACCAGTAGGATTAGCGCCACTCAATCCTTCCGGTAATATAAGGTCGCCAGTTGTAATATTAGCAACCGTTGCGCTAACAACAACCTTCTTATTAGCAACGTCGTAGCTAAGAATCTTAACCGGACCAGATGCAGTTCGGTTAGTTGCTAACGTTGAATCATAAATATTAACACGCTGACCCTTACGAAGTAACTTAACACCATAACCATCAGTTGCACAGGTTATTGTATCATTAGTTACCGTCGTAGTGGCTAACGCACTAATAGTTGCTAATACACCAGTTCCATTAGTCATGCACTGAGATTCAGTCTGACGACGGAATTCAGGCATTGCCTTGGCCATTAACTCGCGAAATAGATTAATAATGGCTTTGCGCGAGTCGTCAGTTCCAAGCTGAGGCTTAGTATTCCACTGAATAGCGAGCTTAAAGTGATTGGTATTAATAACGGCCTTATCATAGCTAGGACCGTCGCCAATCCCTAAATCTCCACCATCAGGATCATAATATCCGAAATATCCACCCGGACCTAAAGCGAGTGGAATTCTCATATCACGTTCAGAGATAACTTCCACGTCCTTCTTTTCGACCATGCTAAAAAATTTAGCCTGATCTAATTCATAAAGGTATGGAAGCTTCTTCCTAACCTTTTCCATTTCGGTTGCAAGAACCGAAGCTGAAGCAACAGACATTTACTTTTTCCTTGGCGATGTTCTGCCAGCTAAAATATCACGGTCTGACAATTTGGATTTGTCAACCTTATCCCAGTTAATATTTCCTTCTGATTCACCGCCACCACGGTTTGTAATACCAGAAAGTCGGCGAGGTTCAGCACCATTTAATTGGCCTTTAACTCCAGCTTCTTGCAGAACCTTTCGTCTAACTTCTGGTAATACTATTCGTGCTCTGTGTAACCAAGAGGAAACAACACGCGTTTTCCAATCATTAGTATATCCAGCAGACTTAGCTTGTTTAAGTAAGCTGTCCATACTCGCAAGATGCCGCTTATCACCTCGCATTGTTCCATCAATCTTCTCAATGATATCAGCGGCAATCTTACCCCGAGTGTAATCATTTAATGACGTATAACGCTTTAAGTCTTTAACTATATCTGATTTGAGTGTGTGCCTAATAACTTCCTCTGCGGCGCTACCAAAGTCAGTCGCCTTTTTATTTTCCCAATCAGTTCTTTCCTTCTCAAATTGATCCATTTCTGGAGACTTCTTCAACACGCTCTTACGTTCATCTAAAGGACGATCGACATTTTGGTCGCCAAAGACGTATTCATGTAAGTAGACTGCTGATGCAAAAAGATTCTTATTCTGAGCCTTCTTACCATCTATATAAGCAGCCTTTAAAACCTTACGGAATGGATTAGTTAGAATATCACTGTAAAGCTTAGGATCAATCTTACCTACTGAATCAATAAAATTATGACTAAACTCAGATAAAGATTCTTCACTCGTAGCTTTAAGCACCTTTAAGAAAGGCTCAGCTTGACCTTGAACAATACTCTCTTGCATATTATTAAAGACATTAACAGACTCTTGTGCTACCTTAGCTTCTTCAGGAGTAGCAAAATACTGTTGATATTCTTTATTTTCATTAATAATAGCTCTAAGTTCAGGATGCTTCTTAAGCATTCCAGACTTAGCTAAATCTTTAATTAAGGCATCAGGGCTGTCGGCTTCTTCATCAGACTCATCTGAATCGGATTCTTCTTCGTCTGAAGATTCCCCCTCGTCTGATTCTTCTTCTTTCGTTTCTTCGGCGGAATCGTCTTCAATTTCTCCTTCATCAGACCCGCCATCTTCTGAATCATCTGTGGGTTCATTCTCATCACCACTTTCAGGATCGTCTAATTCAGCATCATCCTGATTTAGAATTTTACGATCAGTAATTCCAGTTTCTAATTCGCCTTCACTTGCGCCGAGGTCTGGAGTGATTTTATCTGTAGGCATTATGCAACCCCTGGATGTGCTGTATCTGATTTAGCTGGCATTGTCTGTTGCTGTTCCATTACCGATTGCATATGCTCCTGATAATGGGCTATTACATTCAAGTAACCACTTGGATTACTCGTCTTCATTCGATAACCTTTAGGCGAATTTAAAAATCTCTTACAAATTTCAGCATGAACATGATTATCATCCTGCGGTTCAGGAGTAATCGTAGATTTATAACCAAAGTTTGGATCAAGTGTTGGCTGCTGTTGTAATAATTCCTGAATCTCACGATATTGTTTATTCCTATCATCACTACCAGGAATATAAAGCTCGTGTAAACCTGTAGCCTTACGCATTAGCTCATTATTCTCAGGATGTGATAACACAACTTCCACAATAGGATTATTAAGCTGCATTAAGCTAGCAATAATATCTCTTGTTTCATTCCACGATAACGGTAAACGGTCAACATTCTCAGGAGTGCAACGTGAACATGAGCCATAAAGCGAATCTTTAGTAATCTGTGAGTTTTGGAATGATGCACCATTCTTCTCTACGATGTTCTCATCGTAATCTAAGTATGAAGCGTAGTCTTTAACAGCTTTATACATCATTTCAGCGTAGAAACCTGATACAATTCTCCAAATCGTCCCTAAACGCTGTAAAGCTTGAGCTTGATTTTTACTAAATTCAGTAGCAGTCTGTTCACCCGGTTGATCTCCACCATAAATTGAAGGTAAAGAACCAGTAATAAACTGAGCATCCTCATCATAAGCACGCTTAAGCATTCCAGCTTCATTATTTGCATTAGTAGTTCTAGTTTCCCACATCTGATCTGAAATTCTCTTACCTTCTTCCATAACAACAGGAGTCATCATTCCCGGTTTAGCCTGTTGCTTCTTATATTCATCAGTATCAAGTAAATCTTTATTGAAAAAGACTTCAGATATACCATGTTCCATCGTCTGAAGTTCTAATTCAGAAATTTCAGCACGAATATCTTGAATTGTTGCTAAATTCGTGCCCATTGGTTCACCGTGGACTGTCTGAGCACGAGGATCAATTGTTATAGTCCAATGTTCATCTAAATCTTCTTCATAAACCTCAGCAACTTTATCATTTACATAAATAACATAACATCCATTTGGATATTTCTGATTCAGTATTGCAATATCATCTTTACGATTATTAGTTTGAGTTCTTAAACACTCATATTGGAATGGACGAAGCCATAAACATTTTACAATAGCTGTATTTTGGGGTTGCGCTCCAAGATAAATTGATGGATATCTAACCCAATAATCATAGGACGTATCAGATGCCCGCTGTTGGATATAATCCAAGGCCGGCGGTTCACCATTAGGTCCAGGATTACAAAATATCGACGAAAGTAAAGCAATTGACTCATCAAATTTAAGTAACAAGTAACCACAATGAGCCTGATCTTTTGCATAGTAAGGCACCTTAACATTCAAAGGGCCATAAATATCAATTAATGAACGCCCTTTTTCAAATCCTCGTAACACTTCAACAGGAACATTACCCTCATATGGGCTAACTTCAGTTTGAACTTGAGTTCCACAATAAGGACACTTCATTGAAACCGGAGTATTCTGTTGATCTAGTGCCGGATTCATTGCCCCAAAATCAGAACCACATTTAGGACAGATATGCTCGTAATATTGAGTAGCCTGAACTTCAGTTACAGTCTTATGATAGTAACCAAACTTCTTATCTCGCTTATAATAATTATAACCAAATACAGTTCCTTGATTAAACAGCACGCATAATGCTCGAATGAACATCATCTGTGCATTATTATCTCGCTGAATGATTTTATAAATATTATGATAGGAATCAGCAGTATCAATATCATCAGGATTATCAGCATCGTCTGGCCAAAATCCCAATTTCGGCAAAACGGAGGATAATGCTGCCACAATAATTTCACCGTGAGCACGATACACATTAATGACACGAGCAGGTAACTCAGATTCATCAGCAAGAGCATTCCAGTCAGGAACTCGCCAATCTCTAGCTTGAGCATCCCAAAAGATATCTACAAGATTATTCCAATAAAGTTCTAATCGACGGCATTTTCTAGCTAGTAAATAATGAACTTCCTGATCTTCTGATTCACAATGCTTAAGAATATCAAGCAAAGCATCTTTAATCTGCTCACTTAATACAGGTTCTTGCTGAGTTTGCTGTTGTGGAACTTGATTATTCTGTTGTTGCGGCAACGTCGATGTTATCTGACTCTGGTTCGTCGGTAACGGTTGCCCTAGCATTGTTGGCATTTGCTAATCTCGCGTATTTTAATTCTAAATCGTGAATTCGTCTACGTCTTGTTACAATTCCACCAATTGAAGGTCCAGGCTTTTCTAATGGTTTATCAGGCTTAATATCCCTAGCTCTAAGTATTGAAATCTCGTCTCTAAGATCATCATTCCATTCACGTAATACTTTACACGACTGACATTCTACGTCTAAAGCCCGCTCTACGTATAGAAGTGCTTTTCTTTTCTTTTCTCTCGATATGTTCCATACGACGATAAAACGACGTTTGATCTCCATTAGCCATTGCTTCGATTGCAAGCTGGCGGTCTTTAACGATTTCATAATCTTTAGCTCTCCTTACTAAGTGTTCTTTGATACCTAACATTAAGTTACGTAAGGTATCATATGGATCGTCACCATCAAATTCTCTTACATCTTCTGGAGCCTTACCATCTACACCTTTATCTTCATAGATGCAATATGGAATAGTCTCTATTAATAATTCACAGTTAGAAAATACTTGTAACTTAGGTAATGGTGTAGGATCAATTTCTTCAATCCAAATTCTAGTATATTTCTCGTAGGCTTCCTGACCATACATTCTAAAGATTTGTTCGGCGGTTTCTTTATTAAACTCACCTTCATAATACTTCTTAATATTGGGCTTTTCCCACTTAAGAAACTCATGAATAGCAAGTTTACCGCCAATACGATCTTTCTTACCTAATTCAGCTAACGTCCTAAAATTGGACTTACGAAGCTCTTTATTCAACTGACTAATAATAGATTCTTCGCCTTGATGTTGAGCCGCAGAATGACAAATAATAATTTTCTCAACTCGTTGGCACTCTTGTCCAGTAATGTTGATAAGATCAGCAATCCAACTAGACGGTTTCTGCCCTTTTTTGGCATACTCACGATATATATAAACACGCCCATTTGGAGAAATTGCAGCCCAATAAATACAAGTATAGGCAGCAAAGCCCCAATCAATGCCAATAATAACAGGCCACCAATCAGGAATAATGAAAGGAGTAACGACATGCTTAGCATTCTCCGGTTCATTAGGAAGTGGATCAATTCTCCACTCCATAAATACCTGACCTTCGTATGTATCCCAATCTCCTAAAAGTTTAGCTCTCTTTTCAGCTTCAGGTAACGATTCTAACTGTTGTATATATTCAGGATTAGCCTTCAATAATTCTGGATTATCTGTAATCTTTGCTGGAATAAAAATTCGTCGCAATCCAGTTTGCATATCTTCAATAATTTTACCACCAAACTTATCAGGAGTTACGAAGCGTTTCTTGAAAAAAGAGTGCCCGACGTTACCAGGGTTTGATCCACTTCTAGCAATTGCAGGTAAATCAGCCGAACGAGATCGCATACGAGTTGCAATCATATACATATACATAAATTCAGTAAAATGGGTAGACTCATCAAATTCTACTAAATTATATTGGTCAGAGTCATAATCTCTAATATTCTTTTCATGTTCACAATGACCATACCAATGCTTTGCACCAGAAGGCCATTTCCAAAACTTCTTACTTTCATTATAGATAGCACCTGTATGTGGATAAATCTCTTGTGCCCGAGCGATAATTTCCTTCTCAAGATGCTTTAAGTTACGCCTTAACGTAATCCCCTTGTAGTAAGGATGCTCATGGAATTGATAAATCAATGGCATCCAAACTAATATCTCCGTCTTTCCACTTCCAGCTGAACCACCATAAAGAGCTTCCTTAACAGTAAAAGGAACCTGTAGAAATTCCTTTTGCTTAGGAGTCGGTGTAAATGAGCGTTCAGCTACAGAAGCTACTTCAATCACGGTATCTCAACCAATTGAAGAAATCAACAATTTTATTACCAATCCAGATTAATAACTTCACGGCTTTGGAAGTAAATGAGCCGGCTGATTAGTCATTAACCGTGTTACTAAAGAACCACCTAACTGGGCTAAACCTTGAACAACAGTTCCAATCTGATGATCAGGAAAAAAGATATTCCAAATCTGAACAGCAGCAATTAATACATACTGTATAATTAACGTTCGAGTTGTAAGAACTTGCTTGGAATCCATTTTACTTTTCCCTTCTTAAATTAATATCATTAGCTAAGAAAACCATTCTAGTATTATAAACTCGTTCATCCAAAGTCTTATATGGAGGCATTGGTTCTGTAAAAGTAGCAGTTAAATTACAATAATTTTCATCCATAGTAATAGATTTAACTTTAGCAGGAATAAGAATCGTATCTCCAATATGTAACTCATCCCCATTAATATCATGTGGCATAGCTATCTCCCTGAACAAAAGCCTGTAATCTGCATACCGGGAAAGTTATTATTCAGAACTGCTCGATTTAAAGTATTCCAATACTCAACTGAACGTTCATTATTATACTTCGATTCAGTTCCACGTTCAAATAAGAAGAACCAAATTCCAGTAGGCCAACCATTAATTCCCTGTCCGAAACGGACAGTAAAATCGGAGATTCGATTAATAACGTCTGCATTACTCTCTCTATCATCCTGATACATTATTCCAGCAATACCAATCTTCTTAGCCCATTGCCAGAATCCAGCTTCAGGAGATATAGATTCACCTTTACCAACTTTAATTAACGAAAGAGGAACATGACAATGTGAGCAAACTTCACCCTGACTTACATTAGCTGAGAAGTATGGATTACCACAAGTTGCACAATACCAAAATGGGTCATCCCCAATGCCTGCGGCATGTTCATCTGTATAGTGAACTAATAGGACGGCATCCACAGTTAATAACTGACGAGCCTGCCAAGTCTCACTAATCATTTGCTGAGTATTATTGTTATCAGCTTGATTTTGTTCCCACTTAACAAATGCAGCTTTAATTAATGCAAAAGGTAACGTCGTATCAACAGTCTTATCTTCATCCCTCATTAAAGCACATAGAGGAATAATCTTATCATTGTAAAGTTCTAGTAAGAATATTTGATCCTGAGATTCATCTATGGAAGGGTAATCATCACTATACACAGCACCGTTACGCAGAGAAATAGGCATAGTAGCCCAATCTCCGAACGCAGCTCGATATCTATCTCGAATAACTTTTCGATTCTCCAAAGTATGAACACCATACTCAGGAGTAAACACATATGGAGAAGGAGAACTAAACCGTGGTAATCCTGATGCTGATATTCCACACAGGTCACCCTTCATATCTTTAATCTGATCTACTGTAGGAAATATAATAACAGGTGGTGTTGGACCTGGATTAACTACTTCGAGTTGAGTAGTCCAAACAGTTATTGGATAACCAACTACCACTAATCCATTATAAGGAACGTAGCCATCAGCAGTAATTCTAATTGGATACTGTTTAGGATTAGGTAATGTTACTTCTAAATAACCTTCATTATCAGCAACGTAGTCCTGATCATTAATACCACAATGAAAGAATGGAACCCTCGCCCCACCAGTTGAGGTAACTGTAACTACTAATTTACAAATCGTTGATGGCGGCTTCGGTTTACCCATTATTCATCATCCTCTGCTGGCATACCAAAACGTTTCTTAAAGGTAAGCCACATTAAATCTACTTTTGCTTCTAACTTAGTAAATCTAGCAACGTTTGCTATATGAAAGCGATATAAAGTATAAACGAATGAAGCAATAGTTATTAAAGTCCCTAACGATATTGTAGGGTCAAATAGTCGTTTCATTGGCTCAGGATCAGATACCTGATTTGTTAAAGCGAACAATAAGTGAGTCAATCTTATCCTCTAAATTCGCAAACTTCTTAATAAAATACCAGTTATTTACAACCAAATAAATAATCAAAGTAGCAGATACTATTATACTACCCAATGAAACTGTAGGGTCAAATCGCATAAGTTTACTTTATTAATGCATTTAAAGTTTCTTGTAGCTTAGGATTCGCCTTTAATAAAGCTGCGATATCTTCAACGGCTGCAATGATTTGTTCAACATCGGTAATAGCTTTACCGAAATCAAATCCAGACTGAATCATAGCCTGAATATCTTTAACTGACGAGACGATTGATTTAACATCCCCAAGAACTCGTTCCAAGTTTCCACCTGCTAATAACTGCATTATTAATTTAAGCCAATCCATTTTATCCCCCTAATATAGTCAACTAAATTGATAGGCTTTGTAAGCCTTGAACGAACAAAATTAGGAGCCTGATGATAAAGCCAATTCCATATCGAAACTGGTTCAGGTTCAGGAGAGCCAGCAATATTAAGTACTACGCCATAAGGTTTAACAGCGGCAGTAGTTAAGTCAGTTCCATTAGTAAATACAATGAACTTTCTAGAAGCTTCGTCATAGTAATTACCACCAATAATACACTCAGAATGGGTATAAATAACTGAAGCATTAGTAGCACAAGGAAAATTAGAATCAATTAATCTAAGCCAAATAAAGGATGTTGGATTAACATTATAATCTGGAGTAGCTCCTAATGTTGCTGTATCATAAACAATCATTGCTGGCTGAGTCAATCCATTAGGGCCTGTTACACTAACTCCAAGATCAATATCCTCACGAGGAGAAAGTTGTGGACCGTGAGCTAATACTAGCTGACCAGTATGAGCACCATCTAAAACAATACCAAATCCATTATTAGTTGGAAGTCCTGGAATAGTTCCAGTCCCATTATTAACATAAGTAACAGCATCATTAGAGTCACTCACATGAGAAATTGCAGCAGTCATATGAGTAGTGCAGGTTGAATCAGCATTAAAACTAGAGATTAAACTATTAGCAGTAGCTGTAATAACACTTGAACTATTAGTAGGTAAATGAATAGTAGTAATCTTACCAGAAACTGTGCAACTAAATGATTGACTTGCTCCATCATTTACATAATTAACTTTAACTACTTGAGCAGGATCACTTGAATAATAGGCTGACTTAACATTAAATCTAACATCAGCATGAAGTGTTGGAGAAGCAGCTAAACTATATCCAGTAGCTTCCCAAGCTTCAGCAGCATTACGAGCCATTAATTTATAAGGTTGTGTTCCGAATAAACTAAACTGCTGACCTGCTGCTGTTTTATACCAATAAGGTCCAACAATAAAATGTCCAGCACCTATAACACCAGTCTTAGTTCCACTAACAAAATACATCCCCTGAACGAAATCACCATTAATCCAACTACCAAATCCACTATATTGATCAGGGTCTACCTCAACTTCAGAAGCATTACTAGTTACACCATAAGTTATAGCTGTCCCACCAGAATAAGTATAATTCTTAAA